CTTTGCCTTCAGCCATAGCCTGTTTTGCTTTCTCAAACTGAGCAGCGCGGTTGTTCGAATACTCCACATAGAATGTCTTTGGTGCTATACGTGGATATAAGTATTTATACGATTCAGGTTTTTCAGTCAAAAATATTGATATATAAATGCCGCCTTTGTCTGTAGATGATGGATTAACAATCACAACAGACGCAAGAGTGCCTTTGACTTCATTTGGTTCTTCTGCGGGCCATCCTTTTACACCATCAAGTGCGAAATACACACAGTTAGCAAGAACAACAAACAACGCAATAGAAGCAAACTTCACAAGAGAGTTATTCCAATACAAGGATATTGCCATCACAGCAACAGCAAATAGTGCGAATACTAATAGAAATGTCTGTGTCATTGTAATCCTCTCTCGCCTCTAACAGAAACGAAATCGCTCATAGTGCGAATGATATTCTTTTGATCATCCATAACGAAGCGTATCGCAGTCTTTTCTTGCCATACAAAATCCATCTTCATGTGAATGGTCTTCTCGACCACAAGATTTGGATTGATTCTAATCACTTCAACAACTAAAGGAACTTCAATCGGCTCATCAACAGGTAGCCCCAAGTTGCTTTGAGAACTCAAGCATGAGTATAGATGTAAGTTCACGACATATTCACCAGGGAATGTACCGCGTAGTGTTATGTACTCTTTGTTGTCTGGATCAATAACAACTTCTTCTCCGTTGATATCGTACACGCTTCTACGCTTACCCATATCATCACGCTCGAAATACATTAGACCAGATTCTGGTATTTTGTACGATACGATATTGTTTAGTGGATCACGCACCCACAGATCAACATCACAATCAACAGCCTCAGGCCATTCCAGTGTGATTATGTAATCGGCATTCTTTTTGATGCCTTCGTTGTTCTTTGTGATTGGTGCTATGAGGAGAGTTGTGAGTATGAACAGGACAACTGTGCCTGTCAATAAATTGATCAGTAGGTCAATATATGCGGTACGAAAATCAAACTTCTTATGGTTTGTCATCGTAGATCACCACATACAATAATGTCTTGGTGATCAGGCTTGATAGAATACCGACAGCATTAGTGTATAGCGCGATTCCCAATCCAACAGACATGTTAGCAAGTAACTTGGCCAGACTTGTCGCATCGGTAACTGATGCCGAGGTGATGCCTGACGATAAGAGGTAAATGAAGCCAATAACGGTACCTAACATACCGAGCGCCAACATCTGTTCGGAACCAAACCAAACAGCATCGATCAACTTTTTATTATCTCTTGTCTTGTTTGTGTATGCGATAAATCCAATCGCAGCAAGGGCTGTAATATACAACAACCCAAGCAAAGATGTGATCAGCGTCACATCGTCGTGCCAAATCTTTTCGGTGATGCCAGCATATGTTGCCCAGTAAAAGGCAGTAGCGGAAGCAAGGACAGATACCCACCAAATGTATAAGGGTCTAACTAATTTCATACGAATATCCTTCTAATGATTTAGTATTTAGACATTTGGTGGGTGTTAGGGTTAATCGCTCTTTGAAACGAACTCGTTTAGCTTCTTTGCTAATTCAATTACCTGACTTTCATCGAAGACTGGCACAGAGGGGAATAGAGGAAATTCCGCATCCCTGCCCTTGTCATGTAACATGCGAGCCTTTTCGCACTGTATGTTCCAGTCATTCTCAATGCGGATACGCTCATTCATATTCTTTTCGGACAGAATAGACTGTGCCATAGCCAGCAGGTCAAAACGAAGTTCGTAGGGTGTCTTTGTCATGTGTGTGTTTCCTTTGTTTATTGTAGAGTTAATGCGGCAACGGCAGCAGCGACATTAAGTCCTGTCTGACCCTGCACACTGAGAGGCTGAAGTGCGATGTTGTTATTCAGCCCACCAACGAGAGCGTTAGCTCCCAATCCAGCAACTACGGTAGCTTCGGCGTTAACGCCAATATAGGTACCAGAAAGATCAGCACCAGAACCGGTTGGCGACATTACGATCCATGCGATGACCTTATTGTCGGTATATCCAATGTCAACACCAATCTTGGTGATGTTACCCTTGTACTGAGTCTTCTTTCCATTAGAAGCAGTAAATACGCAATCAACCTTCTTGCTTGAGCCAATAACCCAACCCCAGCCAGAATGTACCTTGCATGAAAGAACACCAGTCTTAAGTTCAGCAGCATTAGCAGATGAGGTTGCAGCGAGTAGACCCAGTGAAATTAGGGCCGCAGTGAAAAACTTCTTCATTATTATATTCTCCGTTATGTTAAATGGTGGAGGGATTCTGTTTCCAAGCTCCCTCCGGGCTCATGTTAGGCTGCGAGAGCCATACGAGGAGCAAAGTTATCGTTTGCTACTATTGTTTTGCGCTTGAAGTAGTCGCCTACTATTATCTCCAGTTACCTATTTCACTCTTGTCGATCCTGTTTCGCCCCCATCAGAGATACACCATACTGGTGGTATTAGTATGATTTATTCCCACATTCACAGCCTTACAAGTCATACAGTAGGTCGTGGTGTATCTTTGGTGGAGGCGCGGGGTACTGCCCCCCGGTCCAAGTAGTCTTTCAGTTTCCTTCATCGATAATATTTGCGAATGAATAGGGGACCAAAGCGATAGCATATGTAAGCCAAACGGTGTTCTTTACACACAGCCCAATACTTTATATCCCATATCCAATCAATTGTGTACATTCAACAAAGCGATTGTAATTTTGGATGAAAGCCAGAACTTGACTTTCCAAGAAGCAGACACAGTAATGACACGCATGGGTGATGAATCTCGTATCATCGTATGCGGTGACTTTAGACAGACAGACTTACTAAAGAGACACGAACAAGAAGGCATCACACAGTTGATGGCCATTACAAAGCGTATCAATACATTTGAGCATGTAGAATTCATGAAGGAAGATATTGTACGCTCTGGTCTGGTGAAGTCATATATAATACAGAAAGACGCAATGGGTTTATGAAGAAGTTTAATTTCGTAGAAGGAATGCCTGAGCTTAAACAGCTTGAGGTGGATGAAAGCACTGGGGAGAGGTTTTATATCTCTCCCAACGGTGTCAAACTTCCATCTGTCACAACTGTTCTCGGACATTTCAAAAAGAAGGCTATGATTGAGTGGCGCAATCGCGTTGGTCATGAGGAAGCTGATAGAGTTTCTACACGCGCGTCCCTGCGCGGAACTAAGTTCCACAATATGATGGAAAGTTACATTCGTGGTGAAGAGGGATTCTTGGATGGTGTAATGCCGGACATGAGACAATCTTTCAACGATATGAAAGAAACACTTGACTTGATCGACAATATACGCTATATTGAGAGTCCTCTATACAGTGAGAAGCTTGGCGTTGCTGGAAGAACAGATGTTATCGCCGAGTTTGGAAAGACACTCTCAATCATCGACTTCAAAACTTCCAGAAAAGAAAAGAAGGAAGAGTGGATAGAAAATTACTTTGAGCAATGTACTGCGTATGCTCTAATGTATGAAGAACTTGTGGGTGAACCCATAGATCAAAGTCCTAATCGAAAGAAATGGTGAAAAGCAAATGATCGATGTGATTACAAACTATAAGCTCTCAAAAGAATATGAACCGGATAAGGCCAAGTAATGGCACCCTCCAAAGATGAAGTGACAACATTTTCGTTCAAGATTGAAACGATTGCGAAGACCAAGAGTATCAGTTATATGGAAGCAGTGATTGAGTATTGTGATGAGATTGGATTAGAAGTGGAAATTGGTGCTAAGATGATATCTGGTGCGTTGAAGTCTAAGATTAAGATTGAGGCTGAAGAGTTACATTTCTTACCGAAGTCGAACACATATAAACTGCCTGTCTAATGCTGATACCTAAAAGTTATCTGACCACACCAAAGCCGCCAGATTGGTATTATGATTATGGAAAAACTATGACACACACAAGCGAAGTTTTTGATGATGATGAAACGCGGCAACTGATGGCCGTGAAGAAAACTATTGAGATGTTGCTCCCAAATTGGATCAAGCGAAACTCTGATATTGTTATTGCTGGTGGTTGCTGGGCATCTGAGCTTCAAGGTGAGAAGTATAAGGATATTGATATCTTTGTGCTTGGTGATCCTTCTTATCCTGATCTCCATGAGCGAAAGCAATCTGCTATTCGTGAGTTGATGAAAGCATGGACTCCTTCTATTCAAAACAAGACGGATGATTATGTCCGTAACAACGATAAGGTCGAAGAAGTTTGGACTTCAAAAGACCATTGGGTTCAGTTTATTTTCACAAAGCACTTGACGCGCAAGGACTTGATCAATGACTTTGATTATGTCCACTGCATGACTTCATACAGCGAAGGTAAACTTTACATCACTCGCAAGATTTATAATGCGATTATCAAGAAGCACCTTATTGTCCAGAACAGTAAGAATGTTCAGGAATGGCGTGTGAATAAGTTTATTGATCGTGGCTATAAGGAACCCGTAGAGATAGAACCGACTCTTGGTGATATCCTGTCCAGTGCTTTGAGGAACAATGCTAAGATTGTTGCTAAGGGTGGCGGCGGTGGTGGTTACAGTCATTCAATTGGAGGCGGAGGCGGTGGTTATGCTGTTCCAACAACTTGGATTGACGAATGGCAAGACTAAGTGGATATGAAACATTCTGTCTCTATCTTGCTTTGAAAAACCATTTTAATCTTGACTCTTACGATTACTTCAAGTATAATGGTAAGACAAGGCACGTTAGCAAGGAAACTTACCTCTCAAGGAGAGATAGGTTTCAGTTTGAAAAGTTGGCACGAAACTGCGATAACATGCAGGATCATTTGGTAGCCAACTTACTAAAAGATAAGACATGGGTTGGTGACCTCCTTG